TGCTGCTCTTAAACGAAAGCTTTAAATAGTGCTATTGCATTATATTAAAACAGGTGACAACACCAATGGCAAACGAAACAAGCAACAACACAGCAGAATCTAACGAAACCAGTGAAGGTAACCTCACTGCTATTATGGATACTGTTGAAGAATCAGGTCTATTAGATACTATTATGGACGAACCATTACTTATGGCACTTTGTGCTGTGGTATTAGGTATGGGTGGATATATCGCTTATACTGTACCAGCAGTCAAAGAATTAGTCTTCAAGTATTTGAAGAATAACGAAGCAGAGTTAATGGACTTACTTGATAAGAATCTAACAAAAGCCCAACAAAAAGCTTTTGAGAAAATGGATGAGACTGCACAAAAGCACGTTAAAGACTCTCTAGTCAAGAATGTATTAATTACAGCTTGGGATGAAAAGGACGACGAGCTTGCAGCATTAGTCAAATCTAAAGTTAAGGCCGCAATCGACGAAGCCAAGTAATGGACGTCGAAGGGTATGAAAGGCGTTTACGCATCAGAGTCGGAGAAGGGGAATATGAAAGACATAAAGAACTTGTCCGGCTTCTTGCCCGCAATCTCGCGCTTGAAGACTTGCTTTGGGAAGAAATTCTTGTATGCATTCGGGATGTTAACGCGAGAACAGAGTTACTGCGACAAAGAAACCAGATTGTACGTGATATTCATACTGAGTTCCGTGCTCTTAATATAGAAGTTCCAACTGTAGTAGAAAAGAACAGTGAGAGTTTCTCTAAAATACTTGAGGAGATAATAGATGACAGCGATAAAGAAACAGAACCAGATGAAGTCCGCGATTAGCGGATTAGCTGCACACGACTCCAGAAAGTTAGAAAAGATTTTTGATATATGTAGACAAGATGAAAAGAAGATGACTCTATTGATTAGAGCCTTCTGTGAAGCATATCTCATAGACAACAAACAAAGACCATTAAAGTTAAGACCTTTACAAGAATCAATAATTGTAAAAACGTTAACATATCCTGATGGCGACCCTGATAAGCATCGTAAACTAGCAATATTGGCTCCACGAGGCAGTGGCAAGTCTTTTGCTCTTTCGGTAGCTGTATGTATCTACATGTTCTTTAATAGATTCAGGGATTTAATTTTTATCTTGGCTCCAACTGAGGACCAAGCTTCACTTATATTTAATTATTGTTATAGGCATTTTGCTGATAACAGTTTTCTTAATGGATTGATTGATACCTATAGGTTTCACAATAAACCTAATATCACAATGAAGGGAGGAACAGTTCTACGTAGAGCCCCTTTAGCCCCATCAAATCAGGGACAAGCTATACGAGGACAACATCCTACTATGTGTATAGTAGATGAGAGCCCACTAATAGATGACAAATTATTTGTTGACAACGTGGAGCCTGCTATTGTTTCTAATAGAGCTCCTTTTATTAACCTAGGTACGCCCAAGAGTAAAGAGAATCATATGTGGCGCTATCTTTATGATGATGCATATAACAACTCATTCGAACGAATGGTATTTACATGGAGAGATGCTGTAAAGGCTGGGCGAGCCTATGCTGCACCTTATACTGATGATGATATGGCTGAAAAGATGAGGGAATGGGGGGAAGATTCAATATATTGGAGAACAGAATATGAGTGCGAGTTCGTCGAGTCGGTCTCGAACATCTTCAATCCCGAATTACTCAAAGCCTGTTTATCCAGAGGAAGAACCTTTGGGGAAAGAGGAAATAATTATCCAAATTGTGTTGTGGGTGTTGACATTGGCAAATCTGTTAATAGTACTGTTATTAGCGTATGGAGTACATCTAAAGACAAGGATAGTAATACCGCAAATCTTATATACCTTGAGGAAATTGGCCCTAAGTCGGGTGGACATGACATTCCATATCAGCGTAAGCGTATCATGGATGCAGCTCACGATTTTGGTGCTGATAGGGTTATTATTGATGCGACGGGTATTGGTGGTGCTATCGAGCAAGAAATAAAGTTAGCATGTATATCCAGTAAACCACAGATACAATTTATACCATTTATCTTTACTGGTGGTCCTAAAGGTAGTAAGACACAAATATATAGAGATATGGCATCTTACATACAACAAGGGCAAGTAAAAGTGCCTCATCCAGAGGATTTAGACCCTCCAGAGGCCAAATTAGTCAATAAATGGCTAAGAGAACACATAGATTTGGAGTATACTATGGATGCAGCCAACAAAACAGAGAAGATTGCTGCACCTACAGGTAAGCACGATGATTACTGTGACAGTACAGCCGTAGCGTTACATGCTTCTTTATCTATGTTACCCCCATCTGCGTCGTTTGCAAGCGTATCTATACAACAATCAGGTACCTCCAGACGTGCAGGACCTACAAGAGGCCTATTTACTACCACTAGAAGGTCGAAAACTTTAAATAAGGGTAGACTTTCTGGTTTATAAAGGCCATTTGAGCGAAAGCTTTATATACTCTTTTGTACTATATTGGAATGATAGCCGTGGCTCTAAGAGATTATTGGCCTTTTAATAGGCGCAGTTTCGCAACTAAAGGAGAGAATCCTCCATTCACCGAAGACAACCCTAGAAGTTATGGTGCTGGTGTCATAAAACGTATACAGCTCCAGAACAAAGGAGGTATGTTTGGTGGTGGTGGTGCGAACAAAGAACCACAGCTAGGTGATTATAAGACGTACATGAATGTTTATCTATCTGACCCTATAGTCAGAACATTAATTGATTTACCTTGTATGTACGCTGCGAAGGATGGATATGATATAGTCACCGACAATGACGAAGACAGGGACAGTATCGCTGAATTGTTTGACGAAATTAATTTAGAACAAACGTTATATACTTGGCTTCGTAACGGAAGAATATTTGGTACCTCTTATTTAGAGTGGACTGGTGACAATTTAGTTATAAGGTCTTCTCAGAATATGTATATCCAAAGGAGTCCTAGCGGACAAGTAATGTATTACTATCAGGATTTAGGAGATGATAAGGAATCTATCAGATTTGAAGAAGACGAATTGGTCGTCTATCGCAACAACCCGTTTGATGATTACGCTTACGGTCTTAGTGACATCCATCCAATTTTGTATCTGGTTGACCTTAAAGATTACGCAGAACGGGACATCGGTGCTGCTCTCAACAAATACGCTACTAGTAGGTTTGATATTAGCGCTGGACTCCCCGATATGCCTTATGGTCCTGATAAAATTAACGAAATCGTGGCAGCGTTCAATGCGCTGGAACCCGGCGAAGACATTATTCATGGTAATGATATTAGTGTCAAAGAGTTACAAGGAACACAACGAGCATTTGAATATGGTAAATATACTGATGATTTGCTCAAGAAAATCCATGTAGCACTTAAAGTCCCAATCACTATGTTTGATAAACCAGAACAAGCACGTGCAATATTCGAACCATACGTTAGACACTTACAGTCTGCGATTGAGTCTGCAATAAACGCACAGTTGATGCCTCAACTATTAGGTGGAGACGCTAAGTTTAAGTTTAGAAATATAAATGTAGATGATGCTTTCGTTAAAGCAAAGACTGATATGATATATCTATCTGAGGGTGTATTAGCACCCGGTGAAGTTAGAGCAGAAAGAGGATTGAATCCAGAAGGAATAGCAGAAGTGCAAGAAACAGCAAAGAACGCAAATATATCTGGAGGAAAAGACCAAGATAAAACAGAAGAGTCCGAAAGGACAGAAAACCGCAGCGCTGGGAATCAGCCGTCTGCAAATCCAACGGGGGATAGAGAAGAATGAGCACAGATTACGACTATGAGCGTTGTATAATAGAAGTTGGCCCAACTCTAAAGAAAAGAGGAGTTGAGGACCATCAAGAGATTGCGGCAAATATGTGTCGCATGAGGGTAGAACAGGAAACTGACCGTAAGTTTGCTGTGAATGCCGGGGGCGGAGAGGAGAACCAACGCAGTTTTGCTGCGACTTTGGATAATCCTGTTCATACGGATGATAATATAGAGTTTCCAGTAATCGCTATAACGTCAGGCCCCCACGACGAAGATGGCGACCAAAAGGTCACTATAGAACCATCCGTATTAGAAAAAAGTGTTGAGACTTTCACTGAATTACCAGTTTACTATAATCATCAACGAACCGAGGACGACCTCCTTGGAAAGGCTATCAACCCAGAAATCGTGGAGCTAGAAGATGGTAAAAAGGCAATTAAGATGCTTGCACAACTATATAGAGGTG